ATTTTGATGTATCTAACAGCTGAGTTGCTACGAAAATATGGTGCAGAGAAAATTCAAGAATTTGTTGGAAGATTTCCAAATGGTGTTGAAGCACTAGACTTTCTTGAAGAAATTGGCCCTGAAGCGATTGCTGGTAACTATAGTCCGTGGCTTGAGGCATTATACTGGGGCTACCGAATGCTACCTTGGACTACCAAAGAAAAAGAGAAATACTGTGAAGTTTTGAATATTGATAGTTCTTCTAGCGTCTATGAAAGTTATGATGTAGAAGAAAGTGAGAAAGTTATTCATTCTGACCACATTTATCTAAGCGGAAACATTGACAACTGTAGTAATATTAGAAATAGTAATTACGTTGCTTCTAGTGCTACAGTTGAAGGAAGTGACGGTGTCCTAAAGTCAGAATATATTGTGAATAGTAGTCTAGTTGATACTGGAATGGACATTCAAAGTTCAAAAGAAATTTATAAAGCATCACATGTGAAGAAAAGTCAGAAGTGCGCGCGAGTCGATAGTATTGAGAATTGCGTCGGAATTTTCAGTTCTTCTGGATGTGAAGAGGTCTATTACTCTTCTTTTATGAAGAATTGTCATCATTGCCTTTTCTGTGATGATATTGAGGATGCTTCTTTTAGAATCTTCAACCAACCAGTGCCTGAGAAGGATTTCTTCGTAATTCTTTCGATGGTTGAAAGCTATTTTGATAACAAGCTTGAACCTTTGATTGAAACCACAGTAAATGACGAATTTTATTTTGGCCTTGATTGGCATGTTTCGACGCACTTTACAAAGATTTACAGGAGCCTGTCGCAGGAGGTCTTCAATCAACTTTATAGACTACCTGGTTATAATGACTGGCTGATGTATCAGATTACATTGAATACTCTAAGTTTTCGAGATTTGAAAAATAGCTAAATTTCGAGTATAATATTTATACAAAATGGTTGAGGAAAGGAAAAAGAAATGACTTATCATTGGAAGACAGAAGTAGCAATTCTTGAAAATCGCATCCATCTTCTTGAGCAGCGTGGAGATAATGTGCCAATTGTCTCAAAGTTGAAGCGACGACTAAGAAAGCTATTATCTAGCTCTTATTGAGCTATTTGGCGCACGACAGAAACTTACCGTGAATGTCTGAAGTGGCCTCAGTTGGGGAGGCTTACCAGCTTTATAAAAACCGAGCAATCAAGACAAAGTATTAGCTACACTTTGAGGAAGCAAAGAGGTGGGCGGGAGTCGGCTCTCCCGTAGCTAGAAACCGATTACAGGGTTAAGCGCAAGACGCTTAGGCCAAGCTATGATGTCATATTTCCGGGGCAATTTCGGTAGTATGACGGAGCTTTTGTTGAGGGTTAGGAGATTTCCACAGATTGTCTAGGGGTCTACCTCGTAGGAGACTACCGAAAGAAAATCTCCATCTTTATCCTGTCTTAGCACAACGGTAGTGCAACCGGCCTATACCCGGCATAAGGCTCCAGATTAGAGCACGATCTCGGTTCGAATCCGAGAGGCAGGACCAGCCACCAGAGATGTGAATGTGTAACTTACTGCATCCGTGTAATATTTGGCAATCTTAACCACGATAGTGTTGGTTGCTTGGATAATCTTATTACTTCTACATCAGATAATTTCGCCAAGAAGTAAATTTATATGGGAGCGTAGCTCAGTTGGTTAGAGCGCATGACTGTTAATCATGATGTCGAAGGTTCGAGTCCTTCTGTTCCCGCCAAATGATAGCGAGTAGTGCGAATAGAAAAGATAAGAACGAAATAGTACTTTTTATGATGGATAAACCGATTATTCACTTATTGAATCTATTGGAGTCACGCACGGCTCCGCTTGCTATCATTACCAACGGATAAAACTTGTTGTGAGCAAACTTACAAGTTACCTTTTTGACCTCACAAACAATTATACAAGCATATCTTACGCGCAAACCAGATATGGCTCCCTCTGGGAGAAAGGTGATTGCGCGGCAGGTTAGCGCTCCTGTCTAAGTTCAAAGCGCGTTATATCCCCTTTTAGTGTAATGGTTAGCACAGCAATTGAGGGCAAGAGTGGTTCGATCCCACAAAGGGGAGTCAAAGATAAAATTATCTTTTCTTCATAGAAAAGCTATTGATGTCGAAAACTACCTAATATAAACTGAAAGGAGATTTTTATGGAAAAGATTTTTGAACTCTGTAAAGAACGTGACATCCGGTGTCATTTCAGTTATTGGAAGTTTGATGATTCTATTCACTTTATTTTCACGAGGACATTTGCCGAACAAGATTGTAGGCTTATGCAGGTCGTTTCGATCAAAGATATTAATAATAATTCCGATATTATCGGACAGTACATTGTAGAACTTATTGAAGACAAGCTGTCGGATGAGAATTGTAGAAAAATGATTCTCGACAGAATTGAAAAGCTTCTTTGAAATCTATTTTTATAATAAGAAAAATAGGTACACTACTTCTTTTATGTTTCGTAGTAGCTGGATTTATAAATATCCTCTATTGGTGTAATGGTAGCACGCTTCCCGTCAAGGAAGAGGGTCGGTTCGATATCCTGCATAGAGGACGGCTTGACACAGCCGGAGTGTTATCTCTGGCATACGGATTAGCGTATGCAAAGCATTTGTCTTCGGATGGTAAAATGCGAGAGAAGTCATCCCCTTGAACTTCTCACTACATACATCCCCCAGCGGTTGTTATGCTGAGACTGATGGCGCGACGGTCGTTTATAATATCGCGCCACTTGTCTAAAATGCGGGTGTAGTATAATGGTTATTATGTCTGCCTTCCAAGCAGAAGATGGGGCTTCGATTGCCCTCACTCGTTCCACCGCCCCATGGGAAGTTTGCCTCCAATAAGTCTCATGACCACTACTAGATTGCACTAGTTGACTGAATAAAGGTGGTTTTATATGCACTTGTAGCTCAGTTGGTAGTAGCAATTGCCTTTTAAGCAATGGGTCGGGCATTCGAGTTGCCCCAAGTGCACCATTTTATTTGGAATCAATAGCTTGTCCACCTTTGGGCGACCCGTAATAGCCGGACATTTGAAAATTTCTTCTCGTAAATGTTTGAAATTTTTCTGATTTTTTGATATAATATTTATACAAGATGAAGAAAGGTTGGATTTTATGAAGAGTTCTTATCATGCAGCAAAAGCCATCTTTGACGCAATTGCCTACACTTTGACACGAGCTTCTTTCTCTGTGACAGGACAAGTTCCAGATTGTCAAGATATCACAGAAGCAACTAGAGCAATATTCAATGATTATATGGAAAACGAACTTGGAATTACTGAAATTGAAAGTCTTGTATTTTGAGGGAAACGAAAATGGAAACTGAAACTCCGTGGAAGCCCGAAGTAAAGAAGATGTCTCCCGAACAACTTGAGAAGTGGACGGCGCTCCGTAAGAAGTGCCAAGTCTTTCCTTCTCGAAAACCATACTCGCGCAAAATCAAACATAAAAATCGAGAAAAAGAAGAAAACGAAATTTGAAAAACTTCTAAAATTTTGGTATAATATTTATACAAGATGAGAGAGGAACAGGACTTTTTCCTTTCTTCCTGTTCCTCTCTCGTATGGATTGTAATGTGGCTTACTTGAAAACTATCCGATGTAGTTCAACTGGTTAGAACACCGCATTGATAAAGCGGAGCTGTCGGCTGGAGATCCGGCCTTCGGGTGGTTGGTAAGCGGTTCCAAGCCCGCATAAACACAGAGGAAAATCCATGCCCTACCCAGTATCAGCCGCGGCTGAGACGAAAGCAATAGATAAGAATGGGTCTATCTTGCGCGCGGTATCAATTGATTTTTGGTAGTTGGTCATGAACGGCTACTAAAGTTCTCTAGGGAGTGGGAACTCCTTTCTGTGAAGAAATGAACAACGGCTGCTCTGGTTTGGCCACCAGAGGAACAATCCCATAACCGACGGGCGTGGGCTGGGAGGAAAATAGAGACTATCAATTGGAACAGTTTATCTCGGTTCTGTTCAAAAATCGACCGCGCACACTCTAATGCGCTATAAAAGTATTTGAGCGCGTCCAGCTTGGTTGAGACGACTGGGGTTCCTGTAAGTTGACCCATAAAGCTTACACAGGGTTGGGTGAAGTCCGATAGCCTTGTAAGATAAGTAGAGGACTTCTAATATGCAAGTATGGTGGAATGGTCTACACATGGCACTCAAAATGCCACGGCAGAAATGCCTTGAGGGTTCAAATCCCTCTACTTGTACCAGAAATTCGTGTCCCGCTAAGCTCTGTAATGATTGTGGCGAGGCTAAGGCGTTGGCAGATAAGGGGCAACCACACGAATTAGAATATGGCGCGGTCATCTAATGGTAGGATAGAAGGCTCATTACCTTCCAATGCTGATTCGACTTCAGCCTGCGCACCCATTCGCTTAGGCGAAACTCTCGTAGAGGATGGATTTTACGGTTCAACTACCACCGGCTTCCGAGCCCGACCGCTATGGCTGACAACGAAGATATGTGGCTTTGTCATTTGCCGAGAGTATAATAAATAAAAACGAAAGCAAACCGTTTATTTGTTCCTTGAAAATAAAATATCTTAGAACTCGATGACAAACATTCTGTGACTAGGAATGTCGAGGCGTTTTGAAAAGGGCGGCAGACAACGAACAAGGATACTTGTGGATACTGACCGGCGTGCGTGACGTGAGTTGCGTGCCAGAGAGGATGGACTCCTAACCTTAAGAGGCGGCATCGAGACTAACGCGAGTAAAGGTAGGACGCGCGTCGCTGGCGTAATAGAGGCTTTCAAGATAATTGAGAGCTGAATCCTAATCTCCCTTAGTTGGTGACTGTGGGTAAATCATTTGATTAGGAAATAACCACAAGCCAGTTTGTTGTGAAGCGAAGAAATTCGTGTATAAGACGTGTATGTGGCCTCTGAGTAGCCAAAGACAAGCACAATACTAATAGAAATTATTGAAAAACTTGCTGAATGGCTGGTGAAAGGTTCTGGTAATCAATCCAGAAGAGACTACGCGCACATAAGTGCGGCTATGGGAAGTATGCGCGGGACGCTGTGTATGCTCAGCCCCATGGTGCTCTTGACTGAATATACTTGAAGTTAGTTTTCGGTAGGTTGAAGAACCCATAGATATTTTATTTTCAGGGAACAAATCCCTTTTGACGGAAAGGAACGTCAAAATTTTGAAATGATAGGAGAGGAACTATTATGGCAAGATTTTATAGCGATATTACAAACAAGCTCTACGATAGCATGGATGACCTTGAAGAGGCTGAAAAGAAGATTATCGCAAAACGAGAAGAGAAAAGAGCGGCAGAACAGAAGCGTGCAGACGAGCGCAAAGTTCGCGCACAGGAGATTGATGAGTTACAGAAGACTTACGTAGACGCACGAAAGGCGTATACAGAAGCTCTTGAGAAATTCTGTAATGATTACGGAACTTTTCATACTTCCATTTCTTCTGATAATCTTTTCGATTTTCTTTGGAGTTGGATGTAATAGAACGGCGCCCTTGATTGGGCGCTTTTCTTTTATCAAAATAGAAATATAAAGGAGAAAACGAATGACGCTTTATTTCGACAATGGATATGAGCCGAGGCGGCCTATTGGTCATCCTAGCACTAAGGAAAGTGCGTATCAACTGGTTTACAAGTTTTTAGAGGAGCACAACTATAAGGCCCCCTATACAAGAGAATGGACAAATGATATCAATGAGACTTGGATTGATGTTGGAAGCCACACAGAATTCTTTATTTGGTGCTAATTTATCAAGGTTATTTGGCGCGCGACTACTTAGGGATAGAAAGAAAAATATATCCCAGAAAAGGAGAATAGAATGAAGAAAAATGAAGATATCGGACTACTACCGCTAGTCCAAATTCCAGAAAGCGCGAATTATTCACTTCCCGATGATAATCTCCTGTCGTTCTACAATGATTTGGAAGAACGATTACTTTGGGTAACAGATGGAATTGATAGTTGTTCCTTGAATATTATTCATTATATTTTGAAGTGGAACCGTGAAGACAA